GTCCTGCTTCATGCCCTTGGTCTTCGGATCCTCCTGGCCCTGCCCGCCCTGACCGGCGAGCGTTTCCATCTGCTGCACCGCGTCGTCAATCGCGTTGTCGAGCTCACGCCCGACCCGATACGGCGCGACCGAGAACTTCAGCAGCTTGCCGGCGAACGGCGCCATCGCAGGCTGCGCCGCCACCATGGCGCCCAGCTGCGGCAAGAGTCCGCCAAGCATCTGCATGAATTCGACGCGCCCCTGCTTTTCCTTCTGCTCGTCGAACTGGATCGTGCTGTCCGTCTCAATATCGAGCACGAAGGCGCGATCGCGGTTGCTGCGCAGGAATGCCATGACGTCTTCGTAGGTCGGCTTTTGCGCGAACGCCTGCAGCTGCTGCTGCGCCTGCTGCAGAGCGGCCTGGATCTCGGCAGTGGGGTCGCCGCCTCCTGGCGATGGCTGGGGGGCGGCGCCAGGAGGCGGGCCTCCTTGCGGCGGACCCATACCTGGCGGTCCACCTTGGGGACCTTGCGGCGCCTGCAGTTGCTGCATGCGCTGTTGCGCTTGCTGCGCCTGCTGGGCGAACTGCTGCTGCATCTGCATCAGCTGCATCTGATGCTCGGCCTTGCGCGGGAGCTGCGTCTGGCTCATTGCCATGATGGTCTGATCGTCGAATTTTTCCGTGATGATCTCGGTCGTGATCTGCACGCACTCCTTTGACAAGCGCGCCATCTCGGCCTGCTTGTCCTTGATGCGGACCGAGCCCGACTGCATCTTGAGCTGCTGCGCGCCGAGCGTCTCATTCGGATCGGTCGCGCCGCGCATGATGTCGGACAAGCCCATCACCTGGTAGATGTCCTCGATGATCTGCTTGCGCAGCGTGACCAACACGTTGATCGTGTTCGCGATCATGTCGATCGGCAACCAGACGATAACCTCTTTCGATCCACCGAACGCCGCCCAATCGGTGATCGGCACCATCACGCGCGCATCGGAATTGATCTTGAGCGCAGCCTCGATCGCGTCGGACAAACTATTGCCGCCGGCCGGGTAGAAGCCCTTCACCCGCACCGCGTCGGACAGCGCATGAATGCGCCCGGTGAGCTGGTTGAGCTCCTCGAGTTGGTCGCGGTAGTAGAGAATGTCGGGCACCGGAACGAGACTGCCGGGCTGCGTCGTGCCGAACGCCGGCCGCGGACAGGGAAAGTAACCCTGCAGGTCGAGATGCGGTGGCGCGTCATCGAGCAAAACATCAACGCCTTCCGTAACCCATACGACCCTGCCGAGCCCACGATGCCAGATCTCCCATACCTTGGCGCGCTCGCGCTCGTCCGCACCACCAATGTCGCGCGCGTCACGATCGATCTTGTACTCGGCATCGTCGTAGGCGTCGGCGGAGAACTTGGAAAAGCGCTTCTTTGCCTCCTCACGCGTCAAGTAACTCGCCGCCGCAACCCACTGCACCTCGTACCAGCAACGCGCCGGGTCGTGCAGGAAGTCGTGACGGTTCTTGTGCTCGATACAAACCTTTTCCGGCTTGCCGTTCTTGGCGCGCTCGTGACGAACCCACAGCACTCCGCGGCCATGCAGCACTAAGTCATCGCGCACCAGCAACAGCGCGTCATTGATGTAAGCGAGGTCGAAGGCAACCGTGGCGCAGCGCTCGGCAATTTCGCTCGCGGTCTGGTAGATCGGTCTCCTGTCCTTAAACTTTGGCACAACCACAGGAACAGGCGGGCGCGCGTAGACGCTCGGGCCCAACACTTGCAGGTTGGACCAGAACATCTGAAACTCTTTTTGCCTAGTCTCGGAAGCAAGCCGGTCTAGGCTGGCGTACTGCTTGTCGATGTTGTCGCAACGATTTTGCCAAGTCTCGAAAACGTTCTCGGCCTCGGTCAACATATCAAACCAAACTTGCGCATTCTTCGGCTCGGTGAAGACGTTGACTTCATCGTTTCCGAGCGGATTGGAATTGGCAACCTTGGCAGGCGGTGTAACGGCCATCAGAAAGGTTCCCTGACATCAACGATAAAACGCTTAAGGATCGTTCCGGCCGGCCTTCGAACCCCCATGATCGACGCCATCGAAACCGGATAGTAAGGCACGTAAGGCGGCGGTATGTAGGGCGTTACACCAACACGCAAATCTACATCCCGGCCAGTAACAGTGACCGCACCAGTCGCGGCCGCAAGCGTGCGGCCCTTCTTGGTCAGCGTTACCGGAATTCCGGCAAGCGCGACAACACCCGTTGTGACGGTTAGCTTACGCGCTACCCGGAGCGTTGTGAATTGGCCTGTTACAACAATGGCGCCACGCGTTGCAGCCAGACCGCGGCCAACACGCAAATTCACCGTCTGACCAGTAAGCGCGATCGTTCCCTTCGCCACCGTCTCCCGACGAGCGACACGAAGTCCGACCAGCTGGCCAGCAAGCACAATCGCGCCAGCCAAAGCCGTCAGCCTGCCTGGAGCTCCTTGGTTCAACGTGACCGGAATACCGGTCAGCGTGACCACACCGGTCGTCACAACTGCCTTATGGGCGACCCGCAACGTTACTGAATTACCGGCCAGAACAACGGCACCGCTTGAAGCCGCCAAGCCACGCCCAACACGCAAGCTGACCGGCTGGCCTGCCAGCACGACTGCGCCAGTCGTTGCGACCGCCTTGTGCGCAAGGCGCAACGTCGGAGCCTGGCCGGCCAATGTGACTACGCCGGTCGTCGCAACCGCTTTGTGGGCAAGGCGCAACGTCGGAGCTTGTCCAGCCACCACAACCGCGCCGCTGGCGGCAACCAGCCTGTGATCGACCCTCAAGTTGGCGGCATTGCCGGCAAGAGTGACTGCCCCAGTCGAGGCAACGGCCTTGCGCGCAACGCGCAGGTTCACGGCCTGGCCGGCCATAACGATATTGCCGACAGTCGCCGTCAAAACGCGCGACGCCGTCGCGACAGTCAATGTCGCGGGATTTCCAGTGAGGGTAACGGCACCGGTCGTCGTCGTCGCCTGGCGCGCAACACGCAATTGCGTCGCCTGCCCCGCCAGCACAATAGCGCCAGTGGCGGCAGTAAGCTTGTAGCCCCTACTCAGATTGGCGGCGTTGCCGGTGAGCGTTATCGCGCCGACATCAACCTTGAAATCGCGCGCGTAGACCAGCTTGTTAGCAACGCCAGCGAGGGCGACACTGCCGACAGTCGCTGTCAGCGTATAGCCGGTCGTGAGCGAACGAACCGTGTATTCGTTGTATTTCAGCGTGCCGTTGTCGTTGACGATGTAGGGAATAACTACATTGTTGCCGCGCTGATAGATGGTGGCATCTTTCGAAAGATTTCCTTCCGCGCTGGCAACAGTGCCGACGAAGATAGCCCCTGTTTCTGCTTGCCAAGTCGCTCCGTGATCGATTGTCTTTCTAAACCAGAGATCGCCATCGGCCTTGACGTAAAGCGCAATGACATCAGTGCCGTCCACGAACGGACGAGCTGGATCCAATGAATTGGCCAGGGCAACGCCGGTCGTCGTTACCGTCGTGCCGCTGTCCCATGCAACCGAACCACCGCCGCTAACAACAATAAACCGCGTCACCGCGCCGTTGAGATAACTAACGCCCTGATACGTTGTCGCCTGAGTGATGTTTGCCGCTGTGCCGAGCACATTCCCACTCGACAATAGCCGCTGACTACCAACGGCCCCCCCAAGACTCCTCCAGATGAACTGGACCGCGTCCGACGCGCCGAGAACGGCTTCTGGGGATACGTAATCAGACGCCGCCACCGCATCGACCTCGACCGCAGCGCTCCACGTATTGACCGCAGTGCGCCGCGAGTAATAAACGCGCGCGTAGAACGTGCCCGATGTCTTGGTCTGCAAGCCGTTAAAGAACGCAACCACTTCGCCGGTTGAACGAACGACAATCGAACTACCCCAACCCGCTGCCGCCTGACCTGTTGCGGTTTGGGTCGTATAGGCGACTTCCGCCGTACCAAACAAGTCCGTTGCTGCGTCAAAGGAAATATATCTCTGACCAAGTGTTGACGCTGTGTTTCCTTCGCTGATCAGAAGGTGGATAACATTTCCTGCTTGATAAGCACTTAAGGTCTGTACTGAATTAGTCCCCAAACTGAATGTCGCGACACTCGCCCACGATACGGTCGGATCAGTCGATTTGTAGGCTCGCAGTGTCTGTGGAGAAGCGCTGTCGCGGCCGAAGAAATAGTAGGTGTAGGTTGTTACTAGCGAAGCGGCGTAATTGATCGTGCAAGTACAATCGGTACTTGAGTTAGTCCACGTCCCCGTCCCTTCTCGAACAATGTTACCGTCAGCATAAGGATTGATGAACGATTGCGTTGAAAGCTGGTAATAGTTTGTCGAGTTGTTAGCCGTGCTGCGACTGATGACAAAGGCATACTTCGTCGCTGCCGTCAGTGTGGGAAGCGTAAGAAATTTAAAATTGTATGAGAGATATGAAGTCGTGAGCGTGGAGCCGCTTATTACCGTCGAGGTAGCAAGCGAAGCGCCGATTGGCAAGCCAGAGCCGTCAACGGCGTAGATGTTGAGAACCAGATTGTCTGTTGGAGCGGCAACTTTTCTCAGAGTTACGGAGATAGACGAAATTATTGTGTTACTGCCGCCAATCGTAAACGACTGACCGCACCTGAAATCAGACGTAGTTCCGCAAGGAATGAAGCCGCTGTTATCCGTAGTAATCGTTATATAGGCGGCATCGACCGCTGTGGTTATCGATACTGCGAACGGCCCGACCGGCGCGACCGCCGTCGATATGCCAGTGATGGTGACGGGAAGCGCCATCAACGCACCATAAGCAGTTCACGCCCGCGCTTGAATATGCCCGCGTCAACCTCGCCGCGCTTCACCGCAAGCCGCCGCCCAGCCCGGTCGCTCTGCATGAACATCCTGCGGCAGTCATACATCCGGCACTCGTACGGCGCACGATCGTGAATCGTGCAGCCGTGCTCACCCAAATAAAAACAATCCCCGTTCGGTAGCCGATCGAGAATCAGGTACGGCACCTTGCCTGGCGTGTGACATACAGCAGTGCGATAGGCCGCCGGATCGTCGCCCTGATCAACCCGGATCGGCGTCATCATCCTGCAACAAAGAGAACATTTTCCGCACGGAACGATTGCGCGTTCCATGTCAAGTCACCGTGAGAACACCGTTAGCCGCGTCAAAGTCGACGGTAAATGTCTCCGTGTCGCCAAGCGTGACACTCGACAGATAATCGTAGTAGCCAACCGATTTGTTGGTCGCACTGCTGTTGTAGAGGATCGCATACCTAAACGGCCCAATACCGCCGGCCGTCGCGGTAAACACCGTATCCACTAGGATCAGCTTGAACACACCGGCCGTGGTCGTGCCGCTCGTCGTCGTAATGGTGTTACCACCAGCCGTGTAGCCGTTCGCCGCAGCGGGCGCGGGTGCAACCGTGGTGTTCCACACCGTATCGGTCGCCTGCGTCGGCGCCGTGTTGGTCAACGCAACCTTGAACACCGCAGTCGCCAGGTTGTGGCCGGCTTTGCTTAGTTCATCGATGAACGAGTAGTATTTGTTGAATGCGTTGGCCATCGGTCTCCCCTCTATGCGTGCCCGTGAATGTCGCTGTCGTCGTCCGGATTGAGCTCCTGCGGACCATGCGCATTGGCCATGTCGACCAAATGCTCGCCGATCAGGCGGATCCTGCCCGGCTCGGTAATACCCGTGATGGTGTTGAGCGTGACGTGCTCGCCGCCCTCGTCCGGCCGCACCAGGATCAGCATGAATTCAGGGACAGAACCCTGAAAGCGCGTCGTCAATACATGATTGATGCCGTTGGCCAACGCCTTGAGATCGTCGT